GCGCATCTACTCCAACTGGTCGTAGAGAAAGATTTTGGGAATGGTGCAATAGTCCAAGGTTCAAAGAGTTCTGGTTTCCCAGCTATTGCTTTGATCCCAAAACTTTAATAACAATGGCCGATGGCTCATTTAAGTATATTAATGAAATAAATATTGGCGACAGAGTCCTAACAGAAAAAGGCCCCAAAAAAGTAACTAGAACCTTTGAAAGACAGTTTGATGGAGAAATTTTTAATGTAAAAACATATGGAAGTAATTGTGATCTTCTAGTAACTGGAGAGCATCCCTTTCTCGCAGCGAAAAGAATCAGAAGACAGTCTAAATATGATTGGGATTGGACAGATGTAAGTCAATTACAAATTCCATCCAGAAGAAACACAAGTTCTGGACACGTCATAAAGTCAATAATAGATATAGAAGAAATAGATAAAAAAATTGATCTATTGAAATATTTTAATGAAGAACTAATTGAGATAGATGACAACAGGGTGCAATTAAAGAAAATCCATAAGGGTGGAAGAAAATTTATAAATAGCCTTCCAAGGTATATTGACTTAGATAATAACCTTGCAACTCTACTGGGATGGTATACTGCGGAAGGGCACCTAGAGTCTAAGGATGAAGTTAATGGATATAAAACTATAGGCTGGACCCTAAGTAAAAAAGAGAATATAGAGATAGAAACAATAGAAAAAGCTTTAGATTATTTATCAGCTGGAAAATTAAATTTAACATACAGAAAAGATAATGACTCAGTATGTTTAAGGTTAAATAATGGACCGCTTGCATTGTTATTTAATTTATTAGTCGGTCGCGGTTCTACTATAAAAGAATTGCACCCAATAATAATGAAATCTCCAAAAGAATTTCAAAATACGTTTCTTCAGTCGTACGGTCAGGGTGACGGATATTTCTCTAAGTCAAATTCAATAGTTTTTAGAACTTCATCAAAGTTATTAGCTAAACAAATACAGATAATGTGTACGCGTGTCAATAACAATTATCCAAGCATATCAAGATCAAAACAGCCGATAAGGGCAATCAATAAAAAGTATAGAGAATATGTAGCATCAGACACCTATGCCATTGAATGGCAGCTGAATCAAGATAAAATAAATATTGGAAAAAAATATTTAGACAATGGAGAATACGCACTATTATTAAAGTCAAAAGATCTTGTACAATATTCTGGTCTTGTTTATAATTTTGAAGTAGAAGATACAAATTCATATATAGCAAATGGCCTTTTGGTTCATAACTGTAACCCATTCTTCAGTAAAGAACAAGAAGAAGAATTTAGAGAACAATATTCCTCTAGTGGATATCGACATGAAATAGAAGCTGATTGGGGGGAAGACTCAGAAGGAGTTTATCCAAGAAAGTTTATCGACCGTGCATTTGTTTCTCCATCATGGAAATATCATCCTGAGATTATGTCTGCTCGATCATTCCATGTTATAGGGGTTGACTGGGATAAATATGGAGCAGGAACTAACATAGTTGTTTTAGAAGTCTGTGCTGACAACTATGAGGATCCAAGATTCAGAGGTAAGGTCAGACTTTATTATCGTGAAGAAATTAGTAAGTCAGAATACACGCTTACGCGCGCGGTAGACAGAATTATTGAACTTAATCAGATCTTTAATCCTAAGCACATATATGTTGACCGTGGATATGGAGAAGTCCAAGTAGAACTCTTGAGAAAACATGGCGTAGAAAATCCATCTTCAAAAATGAAAGAAAGAGTTAAGGGCATTGGATTTGGTGAGTCTATAGAGGTTCGAGACCCTTATACTAAATTAATGATTAAGAAAGAAATGAAACCTTATATGGTTGATAATCTTCGTCAATATTTGGAACGTGAAAATATACTATTTCCTGAAGATGATGAAGAAATGTATCTCCAGTTAATTTCGTATGTTGTAGTTAGAATGACTAGTAGTGGTAGACCAGTCTTTGAAGCTGGTGGATCAGCCGTAGACCATGCCCACGATGCCCTAATGTTAGCCCTATTGGCTATTACCCAAAACTATGGAGATTTTGCTAGAACTAACTACGCAGATAAGACTCAATCATTTTCTAATGAGTTTTTTATGACTAAACCTGGTACTAAAGATGATGAAGAAGAAAAGAATCCCAGTAATTTTATCACTGGAAGAGTTCAAGCTTTATCTACTGGGATGAGTCGAAAGAAGAACTCTAGTGGTCGAATTTCTAGAAAGATGTTTTAAGGATTATTATGTCTATAAACAATATCCAAAGTTACTCAACTGACGCCAAAGAGATATACGCAGATTATAAATTTGGCGATACTTTCTATAGGGATAAAGCCCCTGCAAATCAAATCCCACCTCGTTTAGCTGGACTTCTACCTAACGCTTCAGATTATAGTTTTAGAACAGATTATTATATTCCATTAGATTCTGTAAAACAACAAATATTAAATTCTGAAAATATCCTAGCTGCAACTAAAGATAATATAGAAAATAATCTTTTAAAAAAAATTTATATTAATCCATATCTTGATCCAGATCTTGAAGAATCACATTTTAGAATTTGGGATGAAGCATCATTATTAATGGATATTCCAGATACAAAAGAATTGCCAACTGTTCATATATCATCAGAAAATAATCTAGAAAAAATGCCAGTAATAGTAAATGATCCTAATTTAATCAGTAAAAACAATCCACCAAGGTACATCTGTTTTGACGAATATTTATTTGCCGAAAGGCATTTATCTACAGCGGGAAGGAGATTGGTTAATGAATATGACCAGGCCGTAGCTCAAGCAACATTCTCATATTTTTATCAATTAAGAAAATTATTAAACTTATTTTTAAATGAAATTAGTTATATTAAAAATTCACTACTACTTGATTTTGGGGATGAATATGAAAATCCAACACAGCAACAAATCGCGTTACAATATGACACATGGGGGAAAATCGCAGTACATTATTCGCAACGGATTGCAAAAACAATCGTTTCAAAGCCAGGAGAAATACCCAATGCCGAACTGGATAAGATATCTAAGAAGCAAGCCGCTCAATTCCAAGCTTTTTTTGCGATTAGACTAAACGCAGTTGACGCTGAAATTAATGATCAAATAGCTTCCCTAAAAAGAGATCTAATAGATAATTGTGAAATCTTCTATAGTAGATTTGTTAGTCCATCCTTGAGAATATCTAAAGATATATCTAATCCATTAGAATTTGATTATTTAACAACTAAATTCTCTAAAGATAATCCAATTTTATCTGGAGAATTAATAGTTGCTACTAATTTAATAAAGGGCAACTTTGCCTCAATTCATGCAGACTGCATGCAAAGATTTGAAATGATGTCTGCACGAGTAGATTCTATGATGTCTTTAATTCACGAGAAAAGAAAGTATGCAAATTACATTTCTCAACTAGGTAATAAATCTGTTCAAAAAAGACAAGTCTTATTAACAGTGGAAAATGATCTTTACTCTATTTTGTTTAAAAATATATATAGCAATACTAATAGAAATAATACATTTTTATCTAATCACTCAAAACTTGATGGTCTATTAAATGATGACCATCCTCAATATTTATTGAAAGATAAAGGTAATATTACTGGAGATATATTCGTAAAAGAAGGAATTACTATAGATGGAGTAGACCTTAGCGAGCACGCGCATACAGGATCAGATGGTTCTCATCGGATTAAATCAACTGATATTGATTACGATAATATTAGAGCTCTAAATGCAATGGAAAATACATATGCAATTAAACCTTTATCTGTAACTGTAGATGGTTTTATCTCGGATATAATAACTGGAGGAATCCCAGTATTTGACACAGTTATTTCTATTGAAGTAGATGATATCACGTTAAATACACATGAATATGAAATTTTATATACGGAAGTAATTTAATATGACGTGGTTTAAATATTTTAAACAAGGAGAATCTACTAACTATTCTTATCCATTAATTAAAAGAACTATTGACAAGTTTACACCTAACGATAAAATACTAAAAGATACATGGTTATTTATAGATATAACTGATCTAGAAATACAAAAATATTATAATAGTTCTTTAAATCTTTTAGATGATGATTCTTCATATCTCGTAGTCTACGAAACCATTGGATCAGACTCTGGAATAATTCCAGTAAATAATATTATTCATAATGATACGCTTTATTTCCAAACAGCCGAAGATCATGAAGCGGATATGGAAACAATAAGTCAATATAGTGTATATTATAAAACTCCAAATTTACGATATATTAAATTATTGAACTCTGAAAATTACCAGGTCACATCAGCAGAACAAGCTCAGTTCAATTCATTATTCTCTGAAGTAGATATAACTGATTATGACGTTGTTGCCGGATCCGAATCATCATATAACTTTTCTTTTATAAATCCAAACTTGGACTGGAATAACGGGCTTGCCTCAAATCCAGGTTCAAAATTATACTTAACTTTTACAGGACCAAGCATCAAAATATATGGCAATAAAGGACCTGATTATGGAAAGTTTAAACTTAAATTAACTGGTTTACAAAATACAGAGTTTCCAAATATAGCACTAGAACTTGACTGGATAATAGTAGATTGTTATAATACAACGCTACAAGAAAACGTTATTTTATACGAAAATAATGATTTAAATTATAGAGATTATAATCTAGAACTTCAAACAATTACCGATAAAAATATTGTATCTTCTGGAAATAATATTAAAATATCTTCTTATTCTTTTAGTTATAATTTATACTTAACTATTAATAAGGAACAAATTAGTGATCAAGCAGTTTTTGTATCCATAGGTGGAATCAGATAACATGGCTATTATAAAAAAGAAAATAGAAAATTTAAAGCCTGGAAAAGAATATGTTCTTACCGTCAGGGCCAAGAATTCTGATTTAAATGTTCTTTCTGATTATTCGGATACTATTAGATTCCAAGTTCCCAATGATACAACAACCCCATCTGCATTAACTAATCTCCAACTATTCGCAGGGTTGGAAAATGTTATGTTTGTTTTTGATTATAGCGAAGATTTAGACATAAGAAAATATGAATATGAACTTTATCAAAATTCTGATATGTCAGATGAAACTGGCCCACGAACTGGTTTTGCAGACGCTAACATCTTTACTGTATCAGTAGATAATCTTCAGTCAGAAGAAGATGGTGGCGGTCTTGCGCGTTTTTGGGGTAGAGCAAGGGCTATTGATACCACTGGAAATGCAGGGCCGTGGACATCGTTAGTTGAAACTGATGACCGTATACCCGTAATTGACAATCAGTATATTGGATCTTTAACGGCATCAAAAATAACTGCTGGAACAATTAGTTCACATACGATTACTTTGAATAGTGCAAGTTCAATTATAAAGTCATCAAATTTTAACGGTACACCTGTTGGAGATGGTAGTTATTCCAATGCAACAACTGGATGGTTAATTAATGGTCAGGGTAAAGCATATTTTTATGATGCCACAGTTGTAGGCAGTATTGATATCGGCGGATTTGATTCTGGATCTTTTCACGTTAATACCTATGGGGATATGTGGCTAGGTGCTGGAACATATGACGCAGCTCCATTTAGAGTTTACAGAAATGGAAAATTGGAGATTGGGGCAGGAACGGGTTCCACGATCGGCGGTCAATTTATCGATACTATTGCAGAAACGGTTATTGATTTTAATGGAAGAAATAACAGGAACTCTACAGCTGTTACTGCCCCGACACTGCCCTCCCCAGTTACAGTCGGAAACCTAGTTATCGGTGCAAGTTACACTATCGTTTCTGCCGGAACCACATCTTTTACCTCAATCGGCGCAGCCAATAATACTGTTGGTACCGTTTTTACGGCGACTGGAGTTGGTGCAGGAACCGGCACTGTTTCAGGTGAAACCATTGACCATACCCTCAATACTGATGGATCAGCAAATATATCTTTTGAGTGGAACTACACGTACTCTAGTGCGGACAATGCTGCGAATAACATTGATGGATTTTATGTTCATATATACTCAAGTGATTCTTCTAGCCCTTATGTAATTGGAACTACGCCTAATTTAGAATCTACATATCCAGTAGATTATTTAAAGCGATCTATAGTTTTTAGCGGACTTCCAGCTGATAAGTATTATACTTTTGGAGTAAAAGCTTTTAGAGTCGTAGATAAAGACATAGCTACTTCAGGAATTAAGTACAGTTCAATAGTACAATCTAGCGTTACCCAAGAGAACCCTTATCGGCCTTCAACGACAGTAGCCTTCGCGGGAAATATTACAGGGACAGTCAATTCTGTCGCAGTAGCAACAATAACAACAGGTATTAGTAATTTCAATAACAATAATGATCAAAAAACAACAACGCCCGCAACACCTACTTCTGTTGCATTTAGCACAGCAACGTCCAATACTAATGCCAGCATTGATCTACCTTTAAGTTGGACTTTCACAGGATCGGGCGACGCATATGACGTAGATGGTTTTGTAGTTTTCTTGAGAACAACAACAGCAACAGATGCAACAAGCATTACAACTTCTGATTTAAATACTAATATTCAACAAGTATATTTAACAGCAGAAAAAAGATCTCATACTTTTTCCGGAATTTCGCCTAGCTCATTTCACAAAGCAGCAGTAAGAGCTTATAGGGTTGTTGATACAAACGTTAATTCTGCAGGAATTTTATATGGACCGCTAGCAAATACAACTGAAAGATCGTCTGCCATTGCTACAATAGGTGGATCTTTTGGAATTAAAATTGGCGATGGGAGCATATATATTGGAACTGGGAACTACGGCAGTCCCGATACAGGTTTTTATGTTGATTCAACTGGAAAGTTTTCGCTAAAAAATCAATTAACATGGAATGGGACAGATACCTTATCTGTAACTGGAACCATAAATGCTACCTCAGGAACATTTACAAGTACAGTAATAGTTGGTGGGGCAACATCTGGAACGCTGCAAGTTGGCACTGGGACCAATAAGATAAAAATTGTTGGAACATCTGCAGACGCAGGAACCTACATTAACACTGGAAGTACAACAGCTACAACTGGAAATGGTTTTTATTTTGGAGCAGATGGGAAAGTAAGAATTGCAAGTTCTACTAACTCTCTAACATTTGATGGAACAAATTTAACAATTAACGGTGGAGGTACATTTACTGGTGCACTATCTGGTGGAACTATATCAATTGGATTAGGTAATAATATATTTAAAGCTGATTCCAATGGGATTTATTTAGGTCATGGAACAACATTTCTTTCTGCCCCATTTAGAGTTACTCCAGCTGGAGAAATGACTGCAACATCTGGAGTATTAGGTGGATGGAATATAGGAACTGTAAATCAAAATGATAGTGGCGCATTAAGTGGAGCTTTATATAGTGGTTCTGGATCTTCTTTGAGCGCAATTGCACCTGGTGGTTGGGCATGGTTCTCTTCAAGGATTATAACTCCGCTCATAAGTGGTTATGGTTCAGGAACTTCAAGTTCAGGTGGAGGACTACAAGGTATGTTTATAAGAAATATTCAATATGGCGGAACTAAACCAGGATCTCCAGCTGTTGGAGATATCTATTTTTCTTAGGATTTAATTATGGCTATAGAAGTATGGGACGGAGGTAATTGGCAAGATATAGATGACCCTGAAATATGCACGTCTGCAGCAGGATATGGTACCTTCACCAACATACAAAGAGGGGAAATATGGACAGGATCTGGTTGGGAAGTTTTTTTTATTAGATCAGTTGGAGGTGGCGGAACTGCCGGAGCACCAGTAATTGCCTTATCAGATAAGAGTAGCAGAAGAATAAGAGTGACCGTAAGTCACACTAATACGAGTGGTGATAATGTAATAGTTCTAGTATATGCGGATGACACATCTCCACCAAGCATATTATATCCTATTAACACTCAACAACATCCTAATACAGGATATACCACAACAACTTATTCTGGTCAGATTGAAACTTTTGGATCCAATACTTATAATAGTATACTAGATGAAGGGACGACCTATTACATAGGATCCGCAGCTCGGTTCTACAATAGTTCTGGTAGCTTGATTAAATCAGTGGCTGGAAATACGTTAACTATTACAACGCATCCGTATTTTACAGCAGGCACACCAGGATCATTGGGGATATATAAATCATCTTCAGCTATCTCTATGCTCAGTGTGGGCAATGCATACAATAATGGAACAGCGTGGCTAAGATGGCAATATCAAAGCAGGAATGCAGGAAGCGGCAGTGGATGGACCGACCTAGGCACAGTGGACGATTCATCAAATCTCCTAACAGATAACGAAACGAACGAGTTTTCTGCTCGTAGCTTTACTGGATTGGACAATGATAAAGAATATCAGTTTAGAGCAAGAGTTGTTTATGCCGGTTTGGGAAATAGCAACTCTGAAGTTGGAGCATGGAGTTCTTACTCCAATAGCATCAGACCACTATACAGTAAGTCGGAAGTAATAGGCGTTTTTGCTGCAATGAATGACACTACTTACTTTAGAGCAATAGGAACAGGTACAGATAAAAGTGAAATTAGCGCAAGCTCAAACTATGATAGCAACACCACTCCGGCTAAGGCTTCGGATGGAAACAGTGGCACAGTTTGGATTTCTAATCCATCGGCAGAGCTGCCATTTTCTACAACAGTGACGAGCATAAAAAGAGATGGATCATATGTATATTATTCGGGCTCAGGGTTGACATCTGTAAAAAGTGTAACAAACGTTACTGTTAGTAACATAAACAGACTAAGGGGTAATATTCTAACTACAAAACGCGAAAACGGAGGAGGCAGCACCTATTATGTCAATATAAAAGGTGGAGGTAGTACGATTTATCCGTTTAATGCCAGCGACAACAGTGTAACAATTGCTGGACTATCAGATTCTGTAACTAATGGCACAAAAGATCTTAATAAAAGAATTGCTGATAATGAATTGCGTTATATTTCATTTGTATCTGCGTTCGATAGCGCCTATAAAAGCGATACTGGAACAATTACTAGTGCAACTTCCGGAGGCAGTGCTGTTAGCAATCTTAACATCAAAGATAAAGGAGGGGCAATGGATGTGGTGGGTGGTTCAACGGTCAAAATTGCAACAGCAGATGTTGGAACAACTCTGCAATTTAGCCTCACTGAAGTTTTAGGGGACGGCACAAATACCCCAACCATGGACCTCACAGGATTAGTTGATAAAGACTATGGAACAGAAACGCTTAATGCGTATTTCAATGTCAAGAGTGATTACTCTTATGCAAAAATAGAAGCCAACGATAATTTTGTATCAGTCACAAACGGTGATCTTGCAACAACTATTAAAGTCTATTTAAATAACACACAAATAAACGTAGGTGATGAATCTTTCGGCATAAATCAAACAAGAAATTTTGCGCCGTCTACAACTATGTATGCAACTTACGCATCAGAGTTTAAAGACACGGCATTCTATGTTAAACTAGAAGTAGCAAGAGTAAATACTGGTTTCGGCTGGTACGCTAAGGTTCAAGAAGTAAAATTAAAATTTAGATATTTTACTTTAAATTATGACGACGGAGTAACGTGAGGTTAATATGTCAGAAATAGATACAGAAAGACCATTCGCAGATTGGGTATGGAATCCCAATCGCCATAAATGGCAATATCCAAATATACAACTACCAACTTCAAAATTTAATTCCGAATGGGATGAAGTTGATAATAAATGGATATCGGAATGCCAAATAAATCCCAATAGATTGTTGCGAGGCTTTCAGCTTTGGGGTGTTGAAGAAAAAAATGATAACTCATCCTTCGGCAAGGCATGCTCAACTACTGAATATGCAATCAAATCTATGCAAGAAATCACGCACGGAGATAAAGGTATAGATCAACTTGTAATTTCTACAGAAAATAATGAAGTTACATTTCCAATCATAACAAAGCATTACACTGTGATAGATCTTGCACCTCTGGGAGTTATTTCCTATTCGGAGACAGCAGAGAAAACTTTGGATGCATTTCAGACGGTGTATGGCATGCACCCACAATGCACGTCCAGAACAATTCATGAATTATTTAGATTGATCATAGAATGGGCATATGGTTATACAGAATTCCAAAATACAGAACCAATGGCTAAACTCTGCCACAATATTTTACAAATAGTCCAAATGCCAAAAAATGTAAGGGATGACTTAATCGGAATAAGACCACAACAGGTTGGAAGATTCATACTGGGAGATGCCAGTGCACTTCAGGAATACGATATTGAAGCAGAGATGCCAGAGTCGTTTAGATTATGGATCTCAGATGCATACTATGATTATAGAGAAAGAAATAAAGGATTTCCCATAAACATTAACCAGTCATATGCTCATTTAAGCTACCCAATGTGATATAATATTTGCCTAAGACTGTAAGGAAAGGCAAACATGGACGACCTAGATATTAATATTTTAGTTCAAACATTTAGCGAAAAAATTGGTCAACTAGTGACTGACTTGGTAGTTAAAGAGGCAACAATTAAACAACTAAGTGCAAAAGTTGCAACTCTAACTGCCATGACGCAACCAGGTAAAACAGAAAAATTAATTAAACAAACAAAAACAGACAACTTTGAGTGAGGTAAATAAAATGTCAGAAGAAACAACTGAAATAATTGAAGAAATTCAAACAACTGAGCCAGTAGAAGCTAAAGAATTTTCAATTGAAATTAAGATTTCAAATGCAAATCTCCAGTACAGAAGCGATTTTAATGAAGCGGAGACAATTTTTTGGATTGAAGCTGTTAAAAATATCATTATGAAAAACGCTTTCGATAAAGCTAATCTCGACGTTAACTGATTAACTTATAAAAAAACACCACTTTAGCTACTATTATATATAGTTTTCATATTGGAGAGATACATGGCAGTCTTTGACTATTTGCCCTTTAGGCAAGTTGATAAAAATAATAATTTTACAGCCAAAGCACTAGATGGCGAAGAGATTAGATCAGTTAGTAGATCGATGAAAGTCGCATCGCTAGCTCTTGGCTTTCAAGGTAATACCTATTTTTTCAGTAAAAGATCTACATTTGAACCCTCTCCATATGATTTCTATAGGATCATGCAGGCAGCTGATACTGATTCCTACGTAAAGCAGGCCTTAAATAAATATAAGGAATTATTCTGGAAAGAAAATTGGAAAATTGTAGGTGAGAATCCGGAAGCAATTTCCTACTTATATCAAAGAATAGATTTTATGGAAATGGCTATGAAACGTCCTTTCTTAGATTTTTTAATAGAAGTTACAGATCATCTTTTTAAATATGGAAATGCCTTTATAGTTAAAGCTCGTGGTGATATATCTGAGTATTTCCCAACTCCTTTGGAGGGGGTTAATACAGATCAACCCGTTGTTGGATATTACCTAATACCTACTGAACAAGTAAGAATTCTAAGAGATAAGCACAACAGGCCCCAGAAGTATCAACAGCGTACAGATCCGCTCACCTATATGCCGACGGATCGTGATCCTGTATGGACGGCAGATAAAGTCATTCATGTCTATATCGACAAGAAAACTGGTAGGGCATTTGGGACACCATTTATAGAATCAGCTTTGGATGATATTGTCGCTCTTCGACAAATAGAAGAAGACATTCAAAACCTAGTGCATAGAGAATTATTCCCATTATATAAATATACGATAGGAACCGCAGATCAACCAGCAGAACCCCATGAGATAAGTACAGCTGGGGAAGAATTAGAAAATCTTAGAGCAGAAGGTGGATTAATTCTACCTTTCCGTCATAACATAGAAGTTATTGGTGCTGCAAATACAGCACTCGACGCCTCCAAATATCTCGATCACTTCAAGGAAAGAGTTTCTGTTGGCCTGGGTGTGGCACCTCATCACTTGGGCATGTCAATGGGTGGTGGAAATAGATCCATGACAGATAGATTAGATACAGCTCTTTATGATAAGGTCAAACAATATCAAAAGCTTTTCTCTGAAATGGTAAGAGTTCATTTATTCAATGAACTCTTACTTGAAGGTGGATTTGATCCTATGACTAATCCACTTGAAAGTGGCGTTTCAGATCGTTGTTACTTTAAGTTTAACGAAATAGATGTCGATACTCAAGTCAAAAAAGAAACTCATACTATTCAAAAGTTTGCAAGTAATTTAATCGGATTGTCTGAAGCAAGAATGGAATTAGGTATGGATGCTGAGCATGATCCAAAAGACTTTTACGCCGCTATTCAAGCACAGATTCAGATAGATATGAGTAAAAAGCAGACGGAATTAAACGCCTCGTTGAAGTCTAAAGACGCCACCATGAACGCAGACAAACAAGACCCTGCGCAAAAAGGCCAAAGAAATCTTCCTAATAAAAGAAAAGGTGCGGGTAATATAATACGACCAACCAATCAACAGGGAAGAAATACATCGGCAAATATTAGAAGATCAGATAATGCCTGGTTGACACTAGTTGAAAATGCGCTTGAATCAGAGTATACTATAGTTTATACAAATGATGAAAAGGATGAAATAAATGTCGAAGAAAATGACAATAAAGAATGACAAAATATCAGAATATTTAGGAACGGAAGACGCTGTTAAAGGTCTAGGAAAAGTTGTAGATAATGGCCAAACTAGACTAGCCCTTGAAGTAATTTTTGATATTATTACTCAGTTAACTGATAGAATCACCGAACTTGAAGAAACTTTATCTACTCAAGAAGATTCTTCGCCCACACCTGCTCCCGCGCCCGTGCAAGACAAGCCAGTCATGAAAGTGAAAGAAACTACTACCGTAGTATCAGAGGAAGAAAAAAAATAATTCATGAAACTTTTGATTGGAACTCCAATGTACAAAAGATCTTGGATTCTTCCACATTGGATACGCTGCCTAATAAATCAGTCAGTTAATTTCAAGGAAATTGGTTTTGTTTTTGAAGTCTCTCCAGATGATAAAGAAACAATAGCTTCATTAGAAGCTTGGAAAAGATTCGATAAAAATATACCTTACTTTGAAATTAAAGTAAGAGAAGATATTCCTCATTTCGAACATTCAAATAATGGAAGACAGTGGAACATATCTAAATATGTTAATATGGTTTCTTTAAGAAATTCATTGTTACAGACAGTACGCGATGTCCAGCCTGATTATTACTTTAGTTTAGATTCAGATATTTTATTGACAAATCCAAATACAATAGAGTTATTAATAGCTCATATTAAATCTGGAGCAGATGCAGTCAATCCCCTTATGTTTATGACACCGATTGGAACATTGTATCCAAGTGTTATGGACTGGAGACAAGATGATCCATCAAAAGCTTATAGAAAAGAAAAATATGAACTTGGAAAATATTTTCAATCAGATGTAATCATGGCTGCAAAAATGATGAGTAAAGATGTATATAATAATATATCCTATAATGTTCATCAACAAGGCGAAGATGTAGGCTGGTCATTAGCTTGTAAACAAGAAAATTTTAAGCTATACTGTGCATCGTATATTTACGCTCCACATATTATGTCAGAAGTATTTTATCAATCATTTCTCCAAAATGGAGATGATAGATATGAATCTTTATCAGACAACTATGCTAAAGTCTGATATATTCATATAAATTTGTTTAATGTTATAAAAATAAACTTACTATATAAAAAAGAATTATACATCAATAGGTGATTTACATGTCATTTGACTTTATAGAAAATTTTACATTAGAACTTCCTGACTTTTCTAAGTCGGATATTAATTTTTCAGAGTCATTTAATTCAAAGAACGGTTTAATAATAGAAGTCGCTGCAATCCACGAGGGTCTCACTTCTAACTATAATAATTATTCCGCAGTAGAATTAGAAAAAGCACTTCAATCATGGGTAGATCCATATCCAAAGCCAATTATCCTGAATCATGATTTAAACACAGAAGCTATTGGCAGGGTTATGGCTGCAAAAATGGATAAAGAAGAAGATGGTTCTTCTTTCGTCCGCCTGCAGATAGCAATCACTGATCCCGCAGCTGCGCAAAAAGTTCTCGATAAGAGATACTTGACTGGTTCTGTCGGCGGAAGGGCTGGCAAGGCAGTTTGCAGTGTCTCAGGAGAAGATTTGGCGACAGAGGACGCATCAGGTAGACCCAAAGTTGTGAAATACAAAAGAGGCAAAGTCTATAAGGGCAAACTCGCCTATGTGGATATGCAAGACATTAGTTTTAAAGAGTACTCATTCGTAAATCAACCCGCAGATCAAAAGTCAGGCGTTAGAGCTCTAAGGGCAATTGACGGCAAAACAGAACTTTCTGATTCGGAAAATTGGATTGCTCGAAGCAACGCATTCATACTAAGTATGGACAATGAAGATATCTTTTCAATTCAAGAAAATAGATCAATTCTCTCAGATATGAAAAAGAAAGAATCTAAGCCGATCTATCTCCAGTTAAAGGGAGCATTTTTGACAGCCCTATCCATACAGGAGAACGAAAATTACAAATACAATGATAGTTCATTACTATCTGATCAGAATAAAAATATCGATAATTGTCAGGAGAATTCCAATATGGATCAAGACACTAACAGCGATGACATCCTCGCTGCAGTCCAAGAATTAAGTGATGATCTTTCTACAATGTCAGTAGCTAAGGAATCAGAAGAATTAGCAGAGGCAGTTGAATCGGAAGAGGCGATTGAATCAGTAGAAACAGTCGAATCAGAAGTTGTTGTTACTGAAGCGGATTCCGCTAGCACCATCGCTGGTCTTCAAAAGGTTTTGGCAGATACTTTAACATTTTACTTTGCAGCTCATAGAGCTCACTGGAATGTTGAAGGTGAAGATTTTACAGAATTCCATCAATTGTTCTCAATGATTTACGAAGATGCAATTGGGTCAATTGACGACATTGCAGAAAATCTTAGAAAGCTGCAAGCTTTCCCAATTAACTTGACACAAATTGTCATGGACGCATCTTTCAAAGATGATGCATCGGGAACAGACGCCTTGATGTTAGCTGGCGATCTTTTGACCAAGAATAATATGGTTAATGATTCGGTTTTATCTGCCTTTGGCGCAGCAACAGCTGCCAACGAGCAGGGTATTGCTAATTTCTTAGCAGAACGTGACGATAAGCATAAGAAGTGGGCTTGGCAGCTCAGATCTTCACTTAAGATGGAAGCAGCGTCTTCCGAAGAATCTGAGTGGAGAGAAAATGGATCTAAGGCTTTGCTTGAAAAGGCAGAAGAACTAGGTAATCAAGAAGTTGATTCAGCTAATTCATCTGAAGCCGAAGAAGATCAAGGGAAAGAAATAACAGGAGCAGACCTCACTGACACAAATGCAGTCTCTGAGCAGGATGTAAATGAAAAAGCTAGAATTCAATCCCTTGAAGAAGAAAATAAGAAACTCAAGAGCGCATTACATAGAACATTGGTCGAAAGAGTTGTTGATACTAAGATCGGACTTGGTTTTGAACTATCAGATGATCGTGAAAAACTAATTGAAGAGTATGCTACAAGAACAGCATCTTCTTTGGCCGATAGCCTGAGAGATCTTGCCAAGACACCAAGTAAGCTTGGTAAAAGAATTGGCGAGATGTTAAACATGCCTACAATTACTTCAGAAGCCGAAGTTTCGGTAAAAGAAGATAACGTGCTTACTATAGACATGGAAGAAGAACCCGTTAAGGCTTCGGATCCGAAAGAGTCTTTTGAGCAAGTTCTAGTTGATGCCCTTATGGGTAGACGTAAACTTTAATATTTAAGGAGATAAAAAATGAGTTTAGCAAAGTTTCGCAAAGTACATAGTAAGACCGGTTCAGGTCGCTTCGTTGTTTCTGAGGGCATAGCTCCCGCAGCATACTTGTTGCCACACCCCGGTCTGCCCACATGGTATTATGACACAGAAGATAATCGCTTCGAAATTGTCATTCCGAAGGGAACCATCCTTTCGGTTGTAGCCGACTCAAATGGCGATGCCCGAGTTGTTCCCGCTAACGGTACAAGTTCAAGTAAGTCATGGGGCGACAACATGAGCAATACAGCGTGGGACCCCACAGCTGGTGCAACACCCGCTTACTCGTCCGGAGCAACTGACACAGTTACTGTGCCTGCTCGTTCGATTCCTATCGGCTGCGCACAATATGATCTTTACAGACCTTTTGATAAGGGTACCTCGCAAGGTGCTGGATTTATCACACACGGTTATGTAGAGTATCCAATGGTCAGCGGTATTAACAATGACGTGACAGTTGGTTCAGTAGTTCGTTCCGATGTAATGGGACGTCCAGTATTGGCTGCAGCTGGTGATTTTTACAATAGCAGTGCCGTATACAGCTACTTGCAAGTAGGTAAGGTTGTCGAAGTCGAGAAGTTTGCTACAAACTTTGATGACGGCCTCCTCAGCTACATGCAGCTTCCATCAGATCCGGGTGCGTTGAAGACCGTTTATGAACTTACCAAGGCTGGTCCTAATAATGGTAAGCTCGGTATTCGTTCGAATCTAGATGTAACTAATGTCATTGGTGCATTCCGCGTCAACCTGACACTCTAATAAATAAGAAACAATAACACAGGAGGAATATTCCTAAGATGACTAAGACAATCCAAGAGCTCCTCTCGGGTCTCCCAGCTTGGGAGACAGCAATGACCGAGGACGGGTATATCGACGCAGACAACAGAGTAACAATTAAGGAAGCTTTTGCATCGTCAGACGCAGCAGCACTTTTCCCGAAAGTTCTCTCACGTACGCTCAGAGAAGCAGCAGAGCCACAGCTTTTAGTGACTCCATTGCTTTCCACTGTTCGTCTCGGCAAGGGACGTTCATTGGAATTCCCGGCCGTCAATGCTATTCAAGCTGCTGAGATCCCAGAAGGACAAGAGTATCCAGAACAAGCACTCGCTTTCGCAAAGCAGGTAGAGGGCAAAGTCTCGAAGAAGGGCGTTAAGCTTTCTTTCACGGAAGAAGTAATCGCTGATTCACTTTGGGACATTGTTGGTCTGCATGTTCGCGCAGCTGGCCGTGCTATGGCTCGCCTTAAGGAGCAAATTGCTCTGAGCCGATTCAAAGATGCAGCTACAATCGTTTTTGACAACGACGACGCTGGCTACGATGACACAACCGGTCTTGACATTAATGGCGCTGCCAATAAGACAGTCAAGTGGGACGACATCATTGACATGGCTGCAGTCCTCATGGCTGAAAACCATATTCCAACAGACTTTATCTTGCACCCCCTCATGTGGTCGGTCTTCCTCAAGGATGCCATCTTCCATCACGGCGGTTCAGCATCGGGCGTTGGAACAAGCTGGGGCTATCGTCCTCAGTCTCCAGAGGGTTCGTTGAATCAGACTGCTCCTATGGGACTGAACGTTATTGTTTCTCCTTTCGTTAGCTTCACAGCTAAGAGTGGCGCAACAGCAGCTAAGTCAGACCTCTTCCTCATCGACCGCAATGAAGTCGGAACAATTCTCGTCAAGGACGAGATGAGCACCGATCAGTTCGACGATCCGGGCCGCGATATTCGCCAGCTCAAGATGAAAGAGCGTTATGACATCATCATGCTGGGCGACGGTGAAGGTATCACTGTTGCTAAGAACGTCAGACTCAGCCGTAACTACGAAGTTATGGTTACTAACGAGACACCCTGATAAAAACCTTAGGGTCGTTATAGTTACAAATTACCCTGAAGCTTTGGGGGCGGTAGAGAAATCTACTGCCCCCTCTGCTTTTTATTGAATTAATTTATTACTATTACATTAGGTTTTGAATTTGGAGTGTGTTGAGTGGCCTTATATCTTATTGATAACGCTACAGTAAGCGTTAATACTGTTAACATTAAATTCGGTAGGACTATTAAAATAGCATCTTTAGTTGATGCAAATTTTTTAGTATATACTGACGCAGCTACACCTGTCCAGGTAAGTTCCCCATTTAGGGTTATCAATACTATTACTGATTATAATCAGATTAGTAGAACTTTAACTTTATATTGGGATGTTATTCTATCTCCTAATGTGAACTATGTTGTCCGCGTTCAAAACTTATTAGATTCCTCGGGTATGACTGTTCCTGAAGAAAGAATCAGTTTCACGAGTCAAACACAATCTGCAACTCCGTCAACCCTACAGGAAAGTAAAGCTACTGTTTTAAATGAAGTTTTAGTAGAAGATAAATCTGTTAGAACAGATATTGAAACCGGTTATCAAATCTTAGCTAAAAATCCTAATTTCTATATAGAATCTGTTAGTCCAAATAATGGAGATTTTTATATAGGAAATGATGAGAATAATGGAAGAACTATTATCTCATTTAGTTCTCGTCCAGCATCAAACTTTTTAACGAGTAAGTATTTTAAAGCACAACGCAAGAAAATACAAAAAACCCCAACTAGGT